CATCTTTAGTTTGTCGCGTTTGGTATCACCGCTAAGCTTTTGGCTTGCCTTTATTTTGTGAACCATGTCGTGAAAAGAAATCTCCCACTCTGCTAAATCCGTTGATTCGCTGAATGGTTCCTCTATCCCCGGAACGAACAGTGGCAAAAAAATCTCACCTTCTTTCCTATCTTTAGCTTTCTTTATTTCTTCGACCACGACTTCCGCTTTGCCCATGTTGACTTCCTGATGGTGCTTTGGCGGCTCCATGTCCGATACTTCCTCTGGCGTGTAAACACCTGCGACACAGCCGGGATATACGGATCGAATACCTTCTGATATGCAGCGCGCTCTGAGCATAGCTCTAGGATATTTGTGCCATCCACTACCCGGTTTAACCAGCCCGATATTCTTTCCCATCTCGATAGTCCAAGTAATAGCAAGACTCCCGCCAGCGGGGTGACTAAAAACACCAGTAACTCGATCATCTGTGTACTCCGTCCATTCAACTTTGCCCCCTGCTTGCTGGAACCTAGCCATCATTGCGTCTGCTTTTAATGCTGGCCTACCCTGAATAACGTGATAGTCACGCGCAGCTATAGCAGGGTGTGATCCTTCTGCCTGTGCTACTAGCATTAAGGCCATAGCTTCCTCTGCTGTCTTAACATTGAACAGTCCAGACTTAGCAACTGCTATTGCCATTTTTTCTATGTCTTGATACGGAACTAAGTTACTCATTTATATCCCCTTTCATATCCAACTTTGCTTGTGCATATCCAGCACTAAAACATGACTTGATTAAAGAACCATAAAAAGAATCTGGATGTATTTGATTAGATTTTTCTTCACCGGGCCAATCCCAATAAAAATACCTAGCAAAAACCTTACAAGCTTCTACGTGCATACGATCATAATTTTTGTATTTCATAAAATGATTATGAAAGTCGGGCCAAATGTATGGGCTAAAACCCCTTTCCCATAAATAATCTAAATGGTCATATTTTTTCTTTCTCATGGCAGCCTCATTTCAGTAAGAACCTACGTGAACCCGGCATCTCAATTACAAATTTCTGATAAACATCAGGCATAGCTTGTTGAAACAAATCAGATGCATCACTAGCTTGCGGCTCGGCATTAGATACGACAATGCCCCAAAACTTTGCCATCTCTTTGACAAGCTCATCCTTCATCTCCTGCGTGATGGTGAAGTGGAATGTTCTGAACTTTTGTCCACCAAACAAGACTGCAAGATAAATCTCATCCACGTTATGACAGGCCGCTTCGTGGACGAGTTGCGCCATATCTGGAGCAGGAACCATGTTTGTTTCTTCGTCGAACTTAGACAGAACGCCAGCGTTGTAGTTTTTACATTCAACGAGTATTCGTCCATCTGCACTGAGGTAGTCAAAATGAGATTTAAACCACGGCTCAGTCTTATGCGATAGAACATAGTCTGCATCCTTCAGTTCAATCCTATGCTTGTCTTGGAATAGTCTGGCAATGGTTGGCTCCATCACCTTGCCCATTTGTACTTCTTCCACTTCAGATAGATCAGGCGGCTGCTTCTTTCCTTGCTTAACTAGGATTGCATCTGCTGCGCGTCCATTAGCGGCTAGGCGGCTGTCTCCTGACCACCATGCGGCATTTCTAACCTCTGGTAAAAAATCATCTGTGTTCACACTCGTCATGTGTTCTTCTCCTTTAGCTTGGCTTCTATTTCTTTTATGGTATTCCTAATTCTTTTTGCGCTTTGTGTATGAGGATTGTGGTTTTTAAAAACAATCCACTTAAACTCCTCATCTGTCAGCCCTTGCCATTCCTTCTCAGGCTGTGTCAGTTCTCCTGCCGCAAAGGTCATAGCCTGTCCAATTTTTTTGACAAGAACCCCCTCTATTAAAGGGATAATTGCTTCTTGCAAATATTCCCTAAGTGCTTGCTCTTGTGTTGTATTCATTGCAAATCCCTTTTAACAGTTGGTTGCAATATGTGATTGGCAATCTCTTGTCTATCCACACCTGTCATATCAACTATTGTTGACAGTAGTATTAGAGTAGCTGCTCCCCATCCAGCTAGGTCATCACCGAATTCATCCTCCAAGACTGCTGTAAGCCTGTCTATCGTGCGATCAAGGTCATGGGGGCTATAGGGTAGGGGCTTCACGCATAGCCTCCTCAAACTCTTTACTGCGCTCCAATCTGTCGCGTAGTGCCTCTGCGTCTGCCACGTATAACAAAGCTTGCTCGCCACAATGATTCGGCAAAGGGGTTTTACGTTCTGCGTAGCAATAGGGGAACTCAGCGTTGCCAGTTACTAAATCAACTGTGGTTAGTTTGGGATGTATGCAGCGGTCACGTTGACCGTGAGGTGTACCGAAAAAGGTGCAATCTCGGCACAGTTTAATGTCTTTCAAATATGTCATGCCTAATCTCCCGAAAGGGTTGTCTAGTTAGTTTAGTAACAAGTAGTGTTGCAGTTGTTTCCGTAGCATAGCTGGCATGGTTCTTGATATATATAAAGGCTATGAATAGTTACTTATACAAGTAACTATCGACTATTCTCTTTATCTCTATATAAAAACATATAATAGGTGCTTAAAAATTAGGCAGTAACAATTACCTAACTCTTTTTACCTTTGGGGTTTTGAATCCCATAGCTTTAAACTTGGCTCGCAAGTCTGTACCTGCTGCTGACGTGTAAGCGAAGTTCTGATCTAGGATTGATACGGGCTTGGGAGTCTCGGCCTTGCCAAGCCTTTTGGGTCTCGCACTCGGCTGCGTGGCCGGATGTGCCAGCGGAGTGACAGCGTAGAGTTTCTTAGGAGTGGACATAGTTCCTCCAGATAGGGTTTAAACGCGCATACGGGCGCGTAGGACTGATAAATCAGGCATGGGAAGGGAAAGATACCATCCCATCCTGAAAACGGCTTAGAGAGGCTTTAAAGCAGTGATGTTAAAACAGCAGCAGAATTAGTCAATTGATCGCGTTTATTTAAAAAGTAATGCTTTTCATCACTTGGGCAATGCTTTGAAAGCATAGTGAAAGCGGTAGCCCCTTCAATTAAACAATCGATTATTTGCTGTAGATCAATAGTTGGGTCAATGACAAAATCGTTATGTTCATCCGCAACTATGATGCTTTCTTTAAGTTTACCCATAATAATCCCCTTTAAATTGATTTAAAGCCCGTCTAGGGCGATAAAAAAGGCTAGCCAATACCTGACTAGCCTGATTAGAAAAAACGTCTCATACGGGCTTTAAGCCCATAATTTATTTGTGCCCCATGCGAGTATCGGTAAACGACTTGAATTGTCTTTAATCCATTGCCAGTAATATGAAAAAGCAACATTGCACTTTAAACCTGCACCAGTAGCAAGAATGTACCCTTCAGGTTCTTTTTTAGAATCGGGAACCATTAACAGGTGCCCATGTTCCCATTCGGTTGAAGGTTTATAGTACAAATACAATGCTTCCAAATTGCCATTATTGGCATTTTCTTGCGCAAGCTTTTTCGCTTGATCTGCACAATTGGTAACTAAATTATTTATTGTTTGAATGTAATCCATCATAATCCCCTATGTTATAAAGAAAGTAATACAACAAAATAAGCATACATAACGATAAAGCATATAAAACCTGCAATTATTTCAAGCAATGTTTTCAACATGGTTAGCCTCAATTTCAAGAATAGTTTTTATTGCATCATGGTAAGTTTGATAATCCAATTCATTTTGTATTTGATCTAATCCGTTTTCATGTTCATCACAAAAATATCGCGCTAAAACTAATGCGTATTTAATTTTTGATAATTGGCTATCAGTAATCAGCATGGTTATCCCCTTATTGATTCATTGGTAAAGTGTAATTTCACGTTATAACAATCTGAAAATAGTTCAGTAATGTCACAATCTATAAAACGACTATCTTGACTTTCTATAGAATCAACGTCCCATGTAGCATTATCTAATTTGCTATATTTGTTTAAAAAATCATCAAGTAAATTCACCTCAAAATCATTTAATCCAGAATAGTCACCATTGATAATTGCAGGTAAAAAGTGGCCTGATATATTGAAATCATAGTAATCATTTAACATTATCTAATCCCCTAAAGTGTAGGAAAGCAGGGGAGTTATCCCCTTGCCTTTGTTTATGCTGCTATTTAATTAAACCCTCGCCAACGTCACAAAATTTGCATCGACGAATCCAAAAGTAAATTTTTATTTCTTTACATTCGACACAATTTATTTTTAGTAATTTTTTAAAATTAGTCATAATTACCCTCAAGCTGCTAGTAATTCATCATCAATCAAAACCTGCTTATCAGTGCCGCAAGCTAACAAGAAATCACTTGCTTGCTGCGCTAATGCACTTGCTTTGAATATTGCTCTGGAATCGCTTTTAAGGCACTTCAACCATGAATCTATATATCCGGCATGACGTAAATCGCCTTTGATGCCTATTTGCTGACACATAAATGCTGCCCCTAGTTCTGCTACTAGTTCCTCGAAAGCATAATCAGCATTGCCGAATCTACCCTTAGACAAGTCTCTATCGCAACGTGTCTTTTCGCTTGTCCAGTGCGTTAATTCGTGAAAAAACGTTGCATAGTAGTGTTCAGCACTTTGGAATGTATTCAGTGCTGGCATACGAATAGAATCTATTGAGGGGATATAGCAAGCGGTATCGCCGCCGATACTGTATTTGGCTTGAGTAGCAATGATTCTTTGCTCGCACGCTTCAATCTTTTGATTGTCGGATACTGGCGTATCCTCACTTGCAATAATGTCAATGCCATCTACTTGAGCAACATTAAAGATATAAAAAGCTTTTGCAAACTGATAAAACTTATCTTCTCCGGCTTGCTCCGCTTTTCTATCTTTTGCTTGCGACCAGTAAACTATTTTTGTTGCTTTCTCATCTTTGCGAACCCTTGCACCTAGTTCATTCCACTGTTTTAGACTAGCCCAAGCTGGACAATCGTATCCTTTGACGCCAGATACCATAGCAGTGATAAAACGATTGATGCCTCTGTAAGGCTTTCCACTGACTAGATTCTTATCTGCTGATTGTGGTGCATTCCAAGGTTTGACCCAAGGCGTAGCCCCTTTCTCTAATTCATTGATAATCGAATCGGTAATTTCCTGATAGATAGTCGTCATATCGAATCCCCTATTTAATTGACTATTAAAAACAGTGTTGCTGTAAAGCATTATATATAGGTTATACGATTATGCAATAGGTTATATTCATTGTATTTAACAATGTATTGTTTATAGACAATAGTCATAGGCTATATATACCTATATAATATATATAGAGGGTTTATATAATTGTTATATAAGTTTGTTAATATAAATATATAGCAGTTGTCTATTGTGTAATAGGGGTTGTGGCTGGGAGAATGTGTCTCATCATCCCCCCGAGATTTAACAATTGTCTAGGGGCAAGGGTTGACTGCTGCTGCTGTGCTATTGGCTAGTGCTTGATTGCTACGCATACGCTAGTCAAAAGGGAAAAGGGTTTGTCCGTTGTTGTTGTCGTCTGTGTAATTATCTTTTTGTCTATGTCGATGGGTTTCGACCTTGATTGTTGCGTGCCCTTCTCGCCTCCCGCCCCAAAGAAATTTGCGTGGTGATGAACATATTTTTTTCTAGTGAATATAGAATATAGTTTTCTAGGGAAGGATATGTCATGAAGGATTGCGGTCGCTGTGGAAAGCGTAAGGAGTCATCTGATTTCTCTGTGAACAGGGCTAAAGAGGATGGGCTGAATAACTGGTGTAAGGCGTGTTTGTCTGCTTATGCGAAGGATCGTTTAGCAAAAGCCAACGCTGATCGTCCTGATTGGTGGAAACGCAAGACAGAAGACCGGGCGGCATATCAACGGGAATGGGCTGCTTCCCATCCGGGGTACATGACCAAGAGCAAGAAAGAGTGGTGGCAGAAAAACAAGGATAGGTTAAAGGTTAAGGATGCGTTGAGGTATGCCATAAAGACAGGAAAGGTTTTAAAGACACCCTGCCATGTTTGCGGAATTGAAATGGTTGAAGCCCACCATCCTGATTACTCGCGTCCTTTAGATGTTATCTGGCTATGCAAAGAACATCACTTAGAAATCCATAGATAAATTTACTGTTTTTCTGAGTTCTGTTAATCTTTGTTTACACGCATGAGGATTGTGTCATTGCTTTGGTGATGACTAACCGACTGACCCGGGCAGTCCTCAGTCGTGTTGGTATTTGCGGATGCTGGTGACTGCACCTCCTATGCGGTTATGGCGTGCCAGACGCAGCGAGTACCAACAACCTTGATTTTCCTTCTGTGTTGACTGCGTTTTCCTTCACACTCGGCGTGGTCATTAGCCCCGGTCTTGTACTGGGGTTTTTTTTCGTCTGTATGTAGTATATGATTATGGCTAGGAGGTATTGATATGGATAGAGGTGAGGATATGGGAGTTATTATTGATGATGCTGTACCTATGCCGGGTGCGAGGGTAGTAAGACGCTATCCGTATGCGGAGATGGGTGTAGGGCAGAGCTTTTACGTTGAGGGTGTGCAGATGCAGGTTGTGCTTAACGGTAATTGGAGGGCGGGTAAGAAGTTGGGTATGAAGTTTATTGCTCGCCGTGAGGGTGATGGGATACGTGTATGGAGGTCAGAATGAGTAATGTTATTGAGTTGCATGAAGACTATGTGGATATGGAAGCAGATGACTACTGGAAGCAAGTACGTCGCATGAACCATGCTGAGCTGGTGATGGAGTTGCGTCGTCAGCAAGCCCGTTCTGCTGGTTTGTTGGCTGAATGTCTCTCTGAGATGTCGAGAATGAAGAAGGTGTTAAATGGAGAACTCTACGCAGGATAAGTACAAGGAGGAGTTATTGCTCTCCAGACGTATCTTGAAAAATGAGATGAACAGAGCCATAAAGGCTATAAAACCTGATGAGAAGATCGCGTTAGTAAAGCTGTGGAGAGAAGTGTATAGGCCAGAGATAGTGGACGAGCTTCTGCGGGTGGCGAAAGACAAGGAAGCTAGGCTTCGTATTGCCAACTGGAATCTGGATAACTTTGACGGGGAAAGAAGAAATAAATGAGTCATCCTGCACAAATGCAGTTTGTTGCAAGCTTGAGGGAGAATTTTCCTGATTACTTTATCCGCAAGAATGTGCTGGAGATTGGAAGCCTAAACATTAATGGCTCTATACGAGAGTTCTTCCAGCAGTGCCTTTATGTGGGTGTCGATATTGGGCCGGGGAAAGATGTGGACTTGGTTGCCAGAGGCGAGAACCTTGCCTACCAAGATGAAAGCTTTGATGTGGTTGCAAGCTGTGAGTGTTTTGAACACAATCCTGAGTGGACAGCTACGTTTACCAATATGGTCAGAATGTCCTCTGGACTAGTTTTCTTCTCCTGCGCGACATTAGGTAGGGCAGAACACGGAACGCCCCGTACAAGCCCGCATGACGCTCCCTACTGCGGTGAATACTACAAGAACTTAACGGAGGAGGATGTTCGCTCTGCTTGTGATCTAAGAGCGTTTAAAGAGTATGCGTTTAGCGTAGATGACCAAGCGCATGATCTGTACTTTTGGGGGATTAAATGAACTACGACAACATTACTGTCGTTGCTATCTACGGCAATAATCAAGGAATGAAAGCCTTACCTGCGTTACGTAAAACTGCTGCTTGTTTGCCGGGATCAAAACAACTATTGATTACTAACAAATATATAAGCTGTGATGTTCCGCAGAAGATTACTGCACCTATGGATTACTTTGCCTACAGTAGTTTCTGTATGTTTAGTTTATGGAACTATATAGATACAGATTACGCCTTAATTGTTCAGCATGATGGATGGGCGCTAAATGCAGACAACTGGAAAGACGAATGGCTAGAGTATGACTATATAGGTGGACTGACACACGCTGGATTGGTTAATAGTAACTTCGTTACTAACTACCAGTGGGTAGGAAAGCCAAACGTCACTATTGTGCAAAACGGTGGATTTAGTCTTCGCAGTAAAAAGCTACTGTCTGCATTAGTTAAAAATGGAATCATGCCATCTAGGTATGACGATCACAAACTCAATAATGAAGACATACAGCTAACAGCATTCCTGCGTCCTGCGCTTGAATCAATAGGCGTTAAGTTTGCACCGGATGATGAAGCTAAGTTATTTTCGTTTGAACATTTGTTCGATCAAGTACATGACTTAGATAACACGCATAAAATTTTTGGTCATCACAGTCGATTTAGAACGCTACTAGATGAGAACACTATTTTGTGGCATTTAAATAAAGAACAGACAAAAACTATTCCGTTTGAAAGCCAAGCGTATGACCTATTCTCAAAATACTATAACTATAAAATAATTCAATAATATGAATTTTAATCTTAACCAGTTTTATAAGTTTTGTTCTAAGTTGCAAATTGAAACAAAAGAACAAGGCTTGCGTAACCTAGATAATTTATTAGGTACGCAAACATACGTAATGGATGAAATAACCAAGATACCCATACTCTCACACAATAGAAACTCGCTTGCACTCAAGAACAGAAGTCGAATCTTTTATCAAGTCGCAGGGCTTAGAGCGAAAGGAAGTCTTGGTCGTGGCAAGGGTATTACATTCCTTCACGGAACTGAAACTTCGTCGTGGGGTGACGAGGAAGGACTAGCGTCCCTCTTAGCATCCCTTGCTGAAACCAACGAGAAGCGACTGTATATCTTCGAGTCCACAGCGCGTGGATTTAATATGTTCCACGATATGTACGTCACTGCTAAACGCGCACGTTCTCAACACGCTATCTTCTGCGGCTGGTGGCGTAACCAACTCTACTCTGTACCCGGCGAATCTAATCTCTACAAAGTGTATTGGGATGGAAAGCTAACGCCAGAAGAAAAAGAGTGGACGCGAGATATTAAGAAACTCTACAACGTAGAGATTAACTCGCGGCAGATTGCTTGGTGGCGTTGGAAGCTTTATGAAGGCATCAAAGATGATGCGTTGATGTATCAAGAGTTTCCACCTACGGAAGACTATGCCTTCATCATGACAGGCACTAGCTTCTTCTCTAATGCCCGTTGTACGGACGCTATGAAGATAGCCAAGCAGATTAAGTGCGACCACTACCGCTACAGCATGGGCGCTAACTTTATAGATACAGAAGTTTTAAAATCGACAGACAGAATGGCTACCCTAAACGTATGGGAGGAACCCATTGATACAGCTTTTTATGTCATTGGTGCTGATCCTGCCTATGGCAGTTCTGATTGGGCTGATCGCTTTTGCATACAAGTGTTCCGTTGCTATGCTGACGGTATGGAGCAAGTTGCAGAGTTTGCTACACCAGAGATGAATACCTACCAGTTT